TGTTCTTGTTTTGAGGTGGTTGGTACGTTTGTTGTTGTTTGTGTTGATCGAGTTGCTTTGCCCTAGCCATAGCTAGATCACGGTAACCCATAGCTTTCGTGACGTCTTCACCATTACCAGCCTCGATTGCACGAGCAATAATCTTCTCTGCCGTGTCAACCTCATTGATCGCCTGTTGAAGCTGATAATCAATCTGACTTATATTAGTTTGATGCGCATGTGTCTCAACAGCACCGACACGACGCTCTAATTCGTCATTACGGTTACGTAAGAAGTTAAGCTCTAACTTGTCACGGTTAATTGCCTTGTCACGTCGTTCTTTTCGTTCACGCTTTTCGTCACGACGTCTAGCTCGAATTGTTTCAATGTCATCGCCTTCTTCATCATCCTTGGCTTTGAGATCAGTCTCGTCCTCATCATCATCGTTCTCTGCGATAGGTTCGTCAGGTGTGTCAACGGCTACATACTCCGTGTTCTTACTGTCGTCTTCATCGTCCTCTAGTAATGCATTTTCTTGTGCCATATCTAGCTCCTTAGTCAGCTATAAGAAAGCACGAATAGCCAATGGGTCAATTGTTACTCGACCAATAAGATCCGTGTCTTTAAAGATTACAAACATTGCGGTTGTTTCCTTGTCAATAGGGACTTCCCATCGATCACCGCCATACTTAGCAACTCGTACAAAGTCGCCCTTCTCACACCAAGCACCCTCAGGCCATAACTCCATTGTGTTGCGGTTCTTGAATGCTAGTGGACCCATCGTGATTACTCGACCGACTTGCGTGTTCCACTTCTCGGTCTCTGTAGTGTCTTTTGATAAAATAATACCGCCAGCTGTTGTAAGTTTCGGCGCTCTAATCTGTACTAAGACATAGCTACCAAACGGTACTATGCCAGGGTCTGCGTTAGGGAACGCATCATTCAGCGTTTGTTCAGACATCATCATCCTCTTTGTTTGTTGATAAAAGTATTTCTACAGCACGCTCTAGTCCAGCGTACATTCCCACCATGCGTCCGTACTCGAACACATCATGTGAACTCGGTGTCCGCATCGCAGTCGTTGCTACATCTGACTGCGCTTGCGTTAATAAATTTAAGATCTTGTCAATGTTCATGCTGGGATTGGTTTAGTAACAGGTGCTGTCCCAGGTAATGTCTTGCCGTTTAAGTTAGCACCCATTGCCATGCGTTGGTGCTGTGATACTGCTTGTGAATCTTTTTGATTAGGTGTTGCCATTTTGTTTCTCCTTATGGATTAGGGTTTGGGTTAATACCTGTACCTGTAGTCATGCCGAACTTCTCGCCACTTAGTACCTCTACTGCTGCCAGCTCTTTAGCTGTCGCATTGTCAGACTCATTCATGTGAACACGTGCAGCTATGTCAGCTTGCTTACGTTGGTCTTCACGATCCTGACGTAATGTTTCTAATAGTATCGCAACTTGATCTGCCTGTTGCTGTTTACGATCAGCTGCTACATCTTTCGCCTGCTGTTCTTGTGCTGATGTTTGTGCTTGTAACTGATCACGTTGCTGTTGTGATGATATTCTTGCCTGATCAGACTGTGCACGTTGTTGTAGCGCCTGTTTCTGTATGTCTGCGTTCATTTGAGCGACAGCCATGGTTGGATCTTGTGGCCCTTGCCCTTGCATTGACATCACTTGTTGCTCAAGTTGTGGCATGATCTGAGCCATTGAGCCTAACTGTTGCTCAATTACTCTCAAGACTTGCGTTATTACTTGGACTTCTTTCTCTGAACTATCATCAATCATTTGGCTATCTTGTGCACTGTTAATAGCAGCATGTGCCTCTGCTAAGTAGTACTGAATAATATGATCACGTAAATGAGTGATAATCAAAGGTAGATAAGTACGTGCAATGACTGGATTCTGCCCAAACAACGGACTTTGTAAGTATGACATGTGCACATGAAGGTGCGCAATGTGATCTTGCTGTGGTAATACTAGGATTGGTCGTCCCATCGAGGCTGCCGCATTCTCAGAGACAGGATCCATGTCTGACGGCTCTAGTTTCTCAACCAGTAGCTCCTCAGAATTAGGGATCTTGAGCTGTTTAAGGAACATCTCCTCAACTTTACGAATGTCATACACCTGTGGTAGCACCATTGCGCGTTGCTGTACTGCCTGAATCTGTGCAAATCGCTGTGTTTCACTGAAAATAGCTGGATCTGAGACAGGAATAACGTCCATCGGACCGTCAAAGTCACTCGGATCGACCATTTTCTCGCCAATTTCGTCTTTAACCATGTCCTCGGTGAGGTATGCGCTGTTCAAACGATGCATTACCTTCAATACTTGACCCATGGAGTTGTGCAATCTGCTATGAATCGAGCTAAACACCACCATACCTTGCTCAATTAAAGCAAGAGTCGTGCCTACTGGTGCATTTGGGTTCTGGTCGTATAACTTCTCAAAGCTTGTTTGCACTACACCCTTACCTGCATCAACTAAGAAGCCTAGTAACTGCATCAGCACCGGACTAGGTGGGTTGAATGGGATCGGCATGGCAATCTTACGCACATCATCGATGTTAATACCGCCCTCAATCTCGACGACCTCACAGGGTTGCGGATTTAGGTTCTGACCGTTAGGCCCACCCTTGAGCTTCAACATCGTTGGAATATTTTGGATGTGCGCTGAGTCTAGCAACGCTCTCAAGGCTCCAGTTGCAGCCCCTGATAAGCCACCAATCATGTGCGTTAATCCAATCGGATAAGCACCGCGCCATGGTATGAACGGGAACTCAACCATATTAGTTAAGTTAGCACGTGTCTCGTCATCTACTGCCCAGTTACGATACACCGCCAAGCACTTGCCTGTTGCCTTATCGACCGAGATTAAGTACGGATCAAACTCATCGCCCTCTAAGTCAGCGTGTGTGTCAATCTCAAAGATCGTGCGTAGTCCGTCCTCGTTGTATGAGTTGTCCTCACGTCCCTCAATCTTGTCATTAGCCTTAGATGCTTTAGAGTACTCAATCTCATCAGGTAGACCTAGATCAACGTCACGGTACATGCCTGTGCTTACACGCTTCTCGTACTCATACTCAGTCACGTACTGCACATGTGTCTTACGTTCAGCTGAGTAGTAGTTAGAGGCTGCGAAGGGTAGATACACATCATCAACCGGTACGAACTCACTGGTGATGCGGTTCTTAGAGTGGTCAAAGTAAAGCTTGAGGTACTGCACGCCACCTAATGGTAGCTGTGTAAATAGTTGTTCAAGGTCAGAGCGGAACTCAGGCATCTGCTCAGTGAGTTGCCAGTTCATGTAGTCAGCCTTACGCTCAGCCTTCTCTAGCTTCTTAACGTCCTTCTTACCGATGATCTTAGTGCGTACCGGACCGTGTGGTGGGAATAGCTCCTTCATCGCCCGTGCTGAGAAGTCAACGCATGCCTCAGTCATCATTGGGTGCACAACCTTGTTAGCACCTGTGAACTGTGCTCCACCTGGTGCATCATCGCCTAGACCGGTACGACGGATGCCTTCTTCGTACTGCTCATCACGCTTCTTACGAGCTTCCTTGTCACGCTCAATCTTATCTAACAGATCCTCAACAAGTGTGTTCAATTCTCTAGGGTCAAGATCATCGACGATGTTGGCAAAGTGCTCTAGTTGCGTAGCTCGATCTTGCTCATTGTCTAAAGCAACCATCGCGCCACCATCATCGGTATCCGTTACGCCCGTGTCTTCCTCTTCAAGCTCAACGTTCTCACCCTTGTCGGTTTGATCTTCGCCTAGTATCTCTTCGTCAGCGCTAATTTTTTTAGCCATGTGTTGCTCCGTTATCTAAATTCATACATCGCATCATAATCAACCTTGCCACCCTGCGCAAAGGTTTCTTTTTTATTCCAAAATGGTGACAATCCTCGTGACTCACGTTTGTTAGCGCTGCGGATGGCTGTGGCCACTGCGTCCTCAGGCACGGTGCCCGTCTCACGGATGTAGTTCAAGTCAGCTGGGTGCATGCCCTCAACGATGCTCGGCATCTCACGGCCGTCCACGTTGATCGAGTACTCGGTCATCACGTCACGGCCGTTAGGCATGCGGATCTCGCCCAAGGCACCCGTGTCCTTAGCCTCACCTGTCTCACGGGTACCGTAGTCTTTTTTAAACTCGTACAGCTCATCGTAGTCAACACTATCCGCGTCAACTTCACCACCCTCTGCAAAGTTCTTGGTGTAGCTTACACCCTTGTAGTACGGTGACACGTTAACACCAACGCTTGACTGGCTGCGTGGATCGCTACGGTAACCAGACCAACCCTTCGCTAGTGGCTGACGGACAACGCCGTACTGCACGCCATCGTCGGTTGTGTACCTGGCGCGTAGCTCGCTGATGTCCGAATGCTTAATCTTACGGGCTGGTTGTGTCTCGGTGTATCCATCGTCGAAGGTGTAGCTGCGCTCAGGCAACTTAACCACTTGACCTTGCTTGGTAACACCGAAGCCGTACTTGTTTAGGATGTCAATGTCTGCGCCCATTGTGTACCTACTAATGTCTACATCACCATCAGCGCTCTCTCTGTATGCACCTGATGGAGTTACACGAACAGCATGCTCTTGTTGAGGGTAGTACGCTGACTGTCTTTTTTGAGTATCTCTCTCTAGCGGTGCGCCGTATCCTTCCCACAATCCGCCCTTGTCCATATGCACCGCTCCACCACCAGCAAACGCAGGTAGACCTTGGTTCAACACGTAGTCGCGTATCTCTGGTGTGATGTCGAAGCCTTGTTGTATACTCGTTGGTCTATATTTA